GAACTCAAACTTGAGCGCGCAATGTCAGCTTATGTTTACCGTGACAACTTAAATCAAGCAATTGAACAGGGTGGGCGTGTAGTTCTTGATTTGCTTCCTGTCATAGCTGGTGAAAATGAACGTCATATGGTCATATCTAAGGCTGATGGTAAGACTGATTCGATTACGCTAAATAAAGTTGTAGGTGAAGATGGTAATGGCAATAAGATACTAGAGAATTCGCTAGATAAGGGAAATTATGACATTGAAATTGATACAGGGCCTAGTTTTGCCGTGCAAAAAGATGTGGCATTAGAGTTCTTACAGGCTACATTACAAGCCAATCCACAGGTATTTCCCTTAGTTGCAGATTTATGGGCTAAGAATTTGGATGTACAGTTTGGGCCGCAAATTGTCGAGCGTTTCCAGTCTCTTGTGCCGCCTGAGATATTGGCTAAAGAGCAGGGTAAGGCCCCTCCTCCTCAGCAACCAAATCCTCAAGCTATGATGATGCAAATGCAAATGCAGCAACAGCAACAAACTATGGCTATGAATGAGCAGAAAATGCATCTTGAGGAACAAGCTTTGATGGAGCGCGCAGAAGAACTTAAGATTCGCAAAGAGAAGCATATGTTAGACCAAGCTGAGATGATTCTTAAAGCGCGTGAGATGCAAACTAAGATGGGATTAGAACAGCAAAAGCTCGGTATTGAGCATGGAAAACTTGCGGTAGATGCTGAACGAAGCGAGCAGGACTTTTCGTCTAAGTTGGCGTCAGTGCTTGGGGATATTCACAAACACCATAACCCGATGAAGAAAGAGAAATAGACTAGAACCAGTGGAATCCATGACCCATCATTGCAAGCAAGCTAATATATCCTGCTGCATATATTCCTAGCAACTGATAGAATTTTCTGTCTATCTTTTCATCCATTGCTTGAAATCTTTGGTCTATTCTATCAAATCTCTCATCAATCCTATCAAACCTCTCATCTATCTTGTCAAACCTCTTTTCCATTCGCTCTAAGCATTGATAGATGTGTGAGGTGGTTTGTTCAAGTAAAGCAATTCTTGTTTCTTGGGATATTTCTATATTTTTTACTGTCATTACATCTCCTAAATTGATATCTGGATTATACCCTAATGATCATCAATTGGTCACTATAAAGCCATCAATTCCCACAAAATCCATTCAGAAATAAAGCACAATATTTATAAATACACTACATGTAGCGTAATAATCTTCTTTTTTAACCTATATACTATGAATACCGAGAGAAGGAATCTCTCAGGGTTTCGGGCCACCGTAGGTCTTGGGCATTAGATAATGCCGGAAGGAGTAAGAAAATCATGGACGAAGACAGAGATGCTTTAGCAGAAATGGAAAGCGGGGACGATGACAATGTTCAGAATGGCGGTGTTGGCCCAGGGGATGCAGAAGAGCAAGGAAATTCTGAAGCAGACCAGGTATTTGCAGACACGGACGATCCTTACGGCGTAAAGAAGCGGTTAGGAATGCAGGCTAAGAAACACCAAAGGGAAATGCGACAAATGCAAGAGCAAATGCTCCGCATGCAATCGCAGTTTGGTGGAGACAGCGCCAATCCACATGCGTCACAATATAGTCCCGATCCTTATCCGTCACCAGGTCAACCTAGTTCACCTAGTATGACGGATGAGGAGAGAATACATAAAGCGGTACGGTTTGCTCTTGGCGCGAAGGAACACGAAGAGAGACAAGCTAAAGATGCTGAAAGACAAGCTCATGTACATAAGCAGTACCAACGCTTAAACGATGAGTTTGATAGGGCTTCTGAAAAGTACGACGATTTTGATGATGTTGTTAGAGAGAGCGACGCTCCCTTTACCGACCATGTGCGGGATGCACTGTTGCTTATCGAAAATCCGGCTGATGTAGCTTACCGTTTAGGCAAAAACAAATCTGAACTCGAAAGAATTTCAAAACTCCATCCAATAGATCAAGCAAGAGAAGTAAACAAGTTGTCTTATTCTTTGATGAGTGGAAGCAACGGGAAACCGAGCAATGCTACCTCCAAGTCGAACCCTTTAGGTTCTATCAAAGTTAATCCAACTTCATCTTCTTCTGCTGTAACGGGTAAGACTCCTCCCTCTATTATTAGAGCGCGGATGAAGGCTGGCACATGGAAGTGAGCTACAGGTTTTAATGATTAAAACTTAGCGAAACCTTAACGCACTGCCAGGTGTCACATTTAATGGACTAAATGGAGACCTAGCTAATGGCTAACCAATTTATTACAACTGACCTAGTCAGTAATACCGCATTGGCAATGTTTGCTAATAATGCACCCTTTGTAATGACCGCATCTCGTATATATCAAGATGATTTCGTATCTTCTGGTTATAAGATTGGCGATACATTGCAAGTTCGACGTCAAAACCACTTTATTGTTGGTGATGGCTCTGTTGCAACCCCTCAGTCAATCATTGAAACTGTAGAAAGCATCGTTGTGGCGCATCAATACCACGCACTGATTGCCTATACTATTCAAGATTTATCTCTAAGAATCGAAGACTTCTCACGTCTATTTATTGCCCCTGCAATTCAAGAAGTAATAACCCAGATGGAAAAAGACATAGCGTCTGCTGCCGAACAAGAACTTAACTTCTTTACAGGTACCGCAGGCGTTGCTATCAACTCTTTTACAACGGTTGATACAGCTGGTGCTAAATTGTTAGAGCAAGGCGTAAATATCGCATCTGATGCTTATATGGCAATGACAGTACGTGATGGCTCATCTTTGAAAGGCGCATTGCTTAATAACTTCACGCCTGTTTTTAACGAAGATATCGTACGTTCTTCTGCAATTGGACATTTGTCCTATTTTGATATTTTCCAATCTCAGAATATTGCACGCCATATCGCAGGAGCAGGGCCTCGTCTACATTCATCTGACACATTGCTTGTGAATGGCGCTGTGACGTCTGGTAATACTATTGTTATGGATGGTGCATCTTTTACTATCACTAACTACTTTGTAGTAGGGGATGTTATCTCTATTGCTGGCGTTCAATCTGTAAATCCAGTAGGTCGTGCTTCAACTGGGCAAGATATGCAGTGGGTTGTTACGGCTAACGCAAGTTCTGACGGAGCAGGGAATATCACTGTATTAGTAAGTCCTAGCATTATCTCTGATACTGCCGATCCAAATCGCAACGTATCCAATGCTGTGCCTAATAACGCTGCTGTAACCATGGTAGGAAGTCATAACGTAAACGTGGCATATCCATCCCGTGGACTAGATATCGTATGTCCTCCGCTCTATAAACTACAAGTGCCTTACTCATCTGTGGCAGTAGATCCAGAGACAGGATTATCTTTGGCCGTTACCCAAACCGGTGACATTTTAGGATATCAAAACTATATGCGTATCGACTTATTGTGCGGCTTTAAATGGCATCCACAATATGCAGTTCGCGTACTGTCTTAAGGGGAAATCCGATGCTTACATGCGTATATCACCCAATCGATACCTATCAAGTTGTCGAGGAAGAGGAAGCAGCTCGCATGCTCGCATCGGGAGTATGGTTTGATAGCCCTAAAAAGGCTTCAGATTATCGCCTAAAGGTAGAAGATGATATCAAGAATGAACCTGAGGAAGTAACGCCTAAGGTCAAATTAAAGGGGAGAAGATAATGAAAGACAATAGCATGGTGCAATCAAACAATGCGTTTGTAAAAGCTGAACAAATGAAGATGAAATCAAGAATGGGAAATAGACCGGGTGCGCCCGCTGAAATGAAACATTTTGATGCCTTCATGAGCAATGACGGTGAGAATGCCAAAGAATCAGCACGCAAGCTTTGCAAAGGTTTGGATGATGCATATCCTTTGAAATAGGTTTATGAGGTCGGCATATCGAAATGATATGTCGATTTTCCTACGCTTTTTAAAGACAAGGATAAGTCATGGCACAAGTTACGCGTTCAACCAATGAGGTTATAATTAACTCACTTTATCTGTTGGGTGAGCTAGGCGTGGGCGAAACCCCTGATGCTTTTATGCTATCTACTGGGTTAGAGTTATTGAATGAACTTATCGATAAGTTTGCTTCAGATAGTATCTATATACCATATTTGACAACCGTAACGTTTAACATGGTAGCAGGGCAAGCAGCCTATACGTTATCAGACATGATCCCTGCCAATGTTATTACCAATCGCATTGTTGATTTATCGATGGCCAATTATACAGTCCCAAGCTCAGGCCAGGGCATTATATATCCTTTACAGATTATAGACAAAGCACAATATTACGGTGTTACACGATTAACGCCACTAAATACACGTCCAGGCTTTATATTTCTCAATAAGCAAGACTTTGAAAGCATTGTGACTCTTTATCCTGCCCCTGACCAACCATATCCTTGCCAATTGCAAGTGAAAAGCATGATAAATAGACTATTTGCCAATGAAGATTTAGGCGAATTACCACCATTTTACTACGGATTTTTGAAGTATTGCCTAGCACGTAAGTTTCGCTCCTATTACCCTTCTGGTAACTGGACTGATACGGCTGAAGAAGAGTATCAAGACTATTTCAATATCATCAAAAATGCCAATGAAACTGATTTAACTATAAGACCAACTGCAATTTTATCTCGTCCAGAGCCTTTTTATTGGCAAAATATTTTGGCATATTGATATGCGGAAAGACTATGACATTGTAGGTGGCTATGACAATCAACGTGTTAGCACTATTAGCGCCCAGCGCACCGTTAATCTATTTGAATTTATGGATCCTGAGGGCAAGCGCCCAAAAACACTACTGCCTACTTCAGGGTTACGCAATGCAAATCTAAACTTTGGTTCGGAACATGGCGGCGCAAGAGCAGCATTTGTGTTTAGAGATGCCATATATACTGTATTTGGACAGTCTGTTTTTAGAACTACAGGTACAACCAGCTTACTGATAACTACAAAAATAGGCGACCTAACTACATCGGGTGGATATGTAGGGGTAGATGCAAATACCTATCAAGTTATATTTGTAGACGGGGAAGAAGGGCATATTTACGATACAAATGCAGGAACCTTCGTTCAAATTACAGATACTAGTTTCCCTGCATCGCCATTAGACACATGCTATCTCGATGGATTCTTTGTAGTAATCCATGGCGGAACTAATGAGTTTCAGCTCTCATCATTTAATCAAGGAATGGTTTGGGGTGGAGCTACAGAGCATAGTGCAACTTTTACGGCTAATATTGTAAATAGTGAACTCACATTAAGCACGACTACAGCGAATTATGCAACTGGAGTGCCAATCGTATATACGACAACCGGTACGCCTCCTGTATCTACGCCTCAAATTGTTGCTGGAAATACGTACTATGTTATTAGAGTAACGGGTCCAACTGTTAACCCTGGACGCATTAAACTTGCAACATCGTATGAAAATGCTATTGCAGGCACTTTCATCGTAATAACAGGTGCAGGCGTGCCACCAAACACAATAACTTTAGTAGGTGAAGTGCAACTAGGCACTATTACCTCGCATCCTGGCACAATAGTTGCTTGCAATACGCTACATAGGCGCTTATTCCTCTTCTCACAGAATTATACGGAGGTTTGGGAAAATGCAGGTGCTGGCACAAATTTACCCTTTAGACGCAATAATTCGCTATTGATGGAAGTAGGAACTCCAGCGGTAGGAAGTATATCTCTAGGTTTCGACCAAATGTTCTTCCTAGCACAAGATAGAGATGGCTTAGCAGGAGTTATGAGAGTTAATGGTACGCAGTCCGAACAAACCAGCAATAGAGCGCTTGACTATCAGCTAGCACAATATGCAGAAGACCCCCTAACGGGCGTAGCAGACGCTAGAGGTGTGCTCATCAAAGAAAACGGCCTTATCTTCTACCGACTGAATTTCACCCTAGCAAATCATACCTTTGTCCTAAATGTTACGATGAGTAGCTCAGAATCTGTGAAATGGCATGAGGAAGAAGTACTAAACGGCAATAGGCATCCTGCACAAACTCATGCGTACTTCGACGGCGTGAACTATTACGGGGCATATAATTCTGCATCTTTCTATATTGTTGATGACCAAGACTCTACGAATGATGGCGAGACTATTCGTCGCATGCGCATTGGAAAAGAGATGACGCCTGAAGGTTACGATAGGTTGAGAATAGATAGATTTCAGCTAGACCTGGTGCAAGGCGCTGTGGGTATTGGTGATACTATATACACAGAATTAACGCTTGAAGACGGGCAAACTCTACAAACAGAATCAGGCGAAGATATTTTGTTAGACCAGACGTTTGAAACAAGTGGAGGTCAACCTACAGTTTTCTTAGCTATCTCAAAAGACGGTGGACAGACCTATGGCAACTATTTGCATGCGACTATGGGAAAGATAGGGCAAAGAACTTATCGCACCGTATGGAGAAAGCTAGGCACTACTCCAAGAGGCCAAGGATTTGTACCAAAGATTGAGTTTTTCGACACTATTCCCTTTGTGATTTTAGGGGCGGCTTGGGATTTTGAAGTTATGCCGGAGTAATGGAATGGCAAGAGATTTAGATAATTTCCCAACTTATGATCCTGTAGTAAAGCAGGACTTATATTTGTCGGATGTTTGGGCAGATTTTATGGCGACATTTGTTGAATCCTTGAAGGAGTATTTAACGAAGTTTGGAATATTTGTGCCACGCATTACAACTGTGCAAAGAGATTCATTGCGCAATGTAATTAATGGTCAATTGATTTATAATACTACAACGGACAAGTTTCAGGGCTATCAGGCTGGATCTTGGCAGAATTTAATATAATTACAAGGATGTGATTATGCCTTTCAATCCACAAAGTTTAATGGGTGGTCTTGGTAATCTATTTGGCGGTCTATTCGGAGACTCTGGCGGTCCTGCACGCGCAGGCATGGATGAATACCAGAAATGGGCGCAACAAGGCATCAATGGTATGCAGCCTTATGCTCAAGCTGGACAGGGCGCTATTGGTGACTATCAAAAATGGCTTCAAAATCAAAAAGACCCTTCAGCCTTCATCAATAGCATGATGGGGCAATACAAAGAAAGCCCTTATACACAATTCCTTCAGCAACAAGCACAAAGAGCGGGACAAAACTTTGGCTCTGCCAATGGCATGAGTGGGAGCAGCGCCCTTGCACAACAAATGCAAAATAATGCTGGTAATATTGCCTCATCTGGCATGAACGATTGGATGCAAAAAGTGTTGGGCATTAACTCACAATATGGTGAAGGCCAACAAAATATGATGAATAATGGCCAAAATGCTGCGAATTCATTATCTAATATGTACCAGAACATGGGGAACACTATGGGATCAGGTGCTTATAATCAGCAACAGGGTAAAAACCATGATTTCTGGAACACTATAGGTGGCATTGGCAATATCATTGGCAGCTTCTTTTAAGGACGATTACTATGTTATTTCCTATGTCTAAATCTGCTCCAGATGCAGAAGCTGGAGGGCCTCTTGTTCAGGCTATGCGTGGTGGCAACTCATTAGCTAATGATATGTTGCTTAAGAAGATAAATGAAGCAAAGGCTCTCTATGCGCCTCAAACAGAGTTTGCAAATGCTGCTTCTAAGTTGGCTTATTCTAACTTTCTTGCGCCCCAAACAATGGCAAAGTTCTTGAACAATCCCGCTATTGCTGGAAGCATGACTCAGAAACAATATGATCAAATAATGTCTATGGTAAATGGCGCTGCATCTAACTATAATAATTTAAGACAGTTGCCACAGATACAAGCCCAACCTCCAAATAATAAAAATAATTCATTTGGGGGTTGGGCTTTAGGTACGTTGAAAAATCTTTTCCAGCCACGTCAATTGCAAGTTCCAGTGCAAATGCAGCCTAATGCTCCCCAGCAAGATATATCTCAGCAGAATTTTGGTCGCCCATCTGGCGGAAGTGTTGCGGCTCCTTTAGAAACTGAAGCTCAGCCTACTGCATCTGCACCTTTGGTGGAGGGCAAGGATTATGATAACAATGAAGCCTTAGATGCCTATCATAAGTGGATGAAAAGCCCAGAGGGTATTAAAGAATTATCTAAAAATGAAAATGCCAATATACCTGATGACCAACAAGTGGTTGCTTGGAGTAGAAAACAGAATGGTGCGCAAGGTGTTCCGAATGAAAACTCTACTCAACCTCCTTCATCTGATTCTGATTCAGGTCTTAGTTTTGCTGAAAAAGCAGCTAGATATAAGGGAATATTGAAGGAGGGAGAAGTATTAGGGGATCTTAGAGGAAAATCTATAGAGGATTTAGACAAACAATATCAACAAGCGGTTCAGGCAGAGGTGCCTCTAAAGCATATGAATCAAATTGTATCTAATCCAATCTTCCAAAAATTGAGATCTCTTCCTGGAGTTCAAAATTTGCAGCTTTTAGGAAAGGAAACATTTGGAAATGCGGCGGAACAAAAGCTTATAGGGGACTTTAGGGCAACTGCATTAAATGCTGTAGCACAAACAGTTATGGGTTTTGGTGGACGAATTTTAGCTTCTGAAATTCAACTTGCTAATGATATGAAAATAAATCCAAAAGATAATTTTAATGTCATTCTTGGAAAGTTACCTTCTATTGAAACATTTAATGAAATGACAAAGCAGCGCTCAAGAATGGCAGCTAAATTGCAAGAGCAATATCATTTAAATAGAGGTGATGCTCTGGAGAGAGCTGATAAAATGGTTAATGGAGCAGCAATTAGAAAGAAAGTAGAGCAAGAACTAGATCCAATCAATGATGAAGATATTGATTCTACCGCAAAAAAATATGGTATGACTCGTGATCAAGTTATTCAAAAACTCAAAGTTGCAGGTAGATATCATGGGTAGAGACCTATTTAACGGCATGAATCCAAATGAACAGGTTCGCCCTCCAAGAGATTTATTCGAAAACGAGATGCCGGAACAAGATGAAAGCTTTTTACAGAAACTTCCAAGGAATGTAGCAATTGGATTGGTTCATGCAGGACGCGATTTACATAATCTTCCTCATGACATTGCTAGCGGGGTGGATACTGTTGGTAGCTCCATTGGTAGGTTTTTTGGTGCTCCTGAATTACAAAATCAGAATAGCAATCTTGCCTCATACTTGCCTTATGACAAACAAAACTATGCTCAAGCATTAGGCCAACAAGGTGCTGGAACTGGAATGGATAAAGCAATTCAGCTTGGGGCAGAAATCGTACCGTCCTTTTGGTCTGGAGCCAATACTTTAAGACAAATGAAGATATTACCCTATCTTACTCAGAAAGGAGCCGCTGGAACATTGTCAAAAGCATCGAAGATAGCTAAAACACGAAACATTGCTCCAATAAATGTAAGCCCTGAGCTAATCGAGGATGCTGCTAAATTTTTTCCAAATAATTCTGCCTATAATAATATGCTAGAAGGTGCAAGATATGGTGATTACAACTCATTACTACACTTGCAATCTGATTTGGGAAAGCATGCTTCAGAATATGCAAAATCATTATTTTCTTCTGCCGCAGAACGTATACATGGGCGCGCAGGAATGGCAACAAGGAATAAGTTGTTAGGTGAAATTCATGAAGGCTTGCAATCTCAGGGTCATGAAGATATCTCTCATTTATTGAGGAAAGGGCAAGAAGAATATAGGCGTTATAAGAAGTTCAAGCCATATAGAAATATGGGAATGGCTGCGGGAGCTGCATATTCGATACCAAAGAATGCATTGACTAACTTGGTACAAAAACTATTGTTGCATATGAATCAATAGTGATCTGGATCATACATAAATATTTGGATTAAATTGTAAACAATAAATATAGTAAAAAGAACTGAAATTAACATAGTATTATTCCTAGGTGTCAAAGTGCTGCATTATAGGGCATCATTAGGATAAAAAACAAGTATTATTTTTATGTGCAGGAATGATATACAATAACAATGTAACTCTCACAAGGAATGTGAAGAATGACAATATCAAATCTATTGGCCCCAATTCCAAGATGGGTCTTGATTAACAATGAAGGGACAGTTGCCGGTGGCGCAAAGCTGTATACCTATAGCTCAATAAATAAGATTCTTCCAAAAACTGTATATCAAGATGCAGGATTTAATAAACCTTGGACTAACCCAATTATATTTGACCTAAATGGCATACAAGGCCCATTCTATTGGACAGTTAATAGCGGAAATTTAAACGACACCTACTATCTTGAAGCATATGATGCAGACGGCAATCTTTTATGGACTCAAGACAACTACTTCCCTCCTGGTGCTGGAGGCGGTGGAAACACAAACACATTCCTTCCATTAGTAAACTACATTGCCAATAATCAATTTATAGACCATATCGGCGATACTGCGAGCCCCGTTGCATCTAAAAACTTAGTTATAGCGCCTTCTAGTCATAAAGGGTTTACACCAGCATTGATTAATCCAGTTGAGGGCACATATGGTGTAGTTGGGCCTGATATTAGATTTGTTAAATCAAATATAGATGCAACAGACCAAATTACATTTGAATTATTCCCCCTGGCATCCGCTCCGTTAGGAGTTGCTGGAACGCCTGTGGATTTTGTTAGATACGTATCAAATGGCGTACCTGAAGATTACAAAGCCTTTCAGTTTCCTATTACTCAAAAGGTAAAGAATCTATCCAACCAAAGAATGACTTTTATATTTTGGGCTAAATATACTACTACGCCAGCAACATTGCCATTGTTTGTAAGGCAATATTTTGGCTCGGCACCGACTGCTAGTGCTGAAGTCCGCACTCCCGTTGCATCCTATGTGCTGTCTGATACATGGACGCAATATTCAACTTTTTTTACTGTACCCGATGTAACAGGGAAAAATATAGGAAATATTAACTTTCAGACAGATGATGATGCTATATATATACAATTAGGCATGCCTACAAATGCCGGTTGTGATGTGTCCTTTACAAAGCCTGCTCTATATCTAGGTGAAGTTCTTACTACAGCAACTTTCGAGAATTACGACCAAATAAACTCGATTAATAGTACACCTAGAACTAGTGATACCAAGACCACGTATGTTTCCGATCCAACTGCCACATTAACTAAACCTGCGCTAAACGGTTGGGTGCCTATGAATGATGGCTCAATTGGAAATGTAGGATCTGCTGCCACTACACGAGCGAACAAAGACACATTCCAATTATACAAAACACTTTGGGATGGCGTAAGTAATACATATGCACCCGTATCAACTGGAAGGGGAGCTACAGCAATTGCAGATTTTATTGCTAATAAAACCTTGACTCTGACACGCTCTTTGGGTCGTGCAATGGCAGGAGCAGGGGCTGGAGCGGGATTAACAGCACGTGCATTAGGTGAATATGTAGGTGAAGAAACCCATCAATTAACTTCAAGTGAGATGCCGGATAGAGTTCCTGTCGCCAACTCATCTGCTATCTCAACGCAATCCGTTGCAACAGGTATCAATACAGATGTTCCTGGAGGTTTACTTGTTTGGACTCCTGGAGGCAACTTAGCTCACAACAATATGCAACCCACAAGTTTCATGAATGTGTTTATTAAGCTTTAATTACAAGGAGTGTAAAACATGGCAGTTCAACTAGTAAATGTTGGTGCTTTAGATCCAAATGCCTATACTGGGCCAACACGCGTTATGGCGGGTGTTGCCCGCACTGGGGATATTGTAGTCAATACTATGTATGGAGCAAATGGCTCCGTAGAATTTGCACGCTGGTTGTATGCCGGTGTGACGGGTAACGTTTCATATCGGAAGTGGGACGGGACAGACCAGACTCTTGTTGGGTTAGCTGCAGGTGTATGGCATCCAGTGTTTTCTATTCAAGTGAATAGTGCTGGTACCACGGCAACTGGCCTGGTGTGGGGAAGCTAGCTAGCTTTAGATGGAAATTAATATTAATTAAAAGGAATTTAAAATGACTACAACCGTTTCTCAAACTGTTTTTTCCCCATGGTTAACTCCTGTGCGTTTGGTTTCAACTTCAAACATTGCAGGAACTTATTACAATGGCCCTAACAACAATGGAGTTGGTGCTACTTTAACTATCGCTGCATCTTCACTGACTATTGACAGTGTTGTGTGCGCTGTAGGTGACAGAGTGTTGCTTCACACGCAAACTAGCACTCTTGAGCAAGGTATTTATGTTGTTAAAAGCATAGGATCGACTGTTGTTTTAGAGCGTTCTGATGACCAACAAAGTACGGAACAAATGAAGGCAGGAGAATATGTAGCGGTCGGTGCAGGTTCTGTATCTGCTGGTAACTTCTATACATTAGTAGAGCCAATCCCACAAAGAATAGGTGTTGATGCTATTGTATTTAACGCTGATCCATCTGCCGGAGGCGTTACATTCTCAGGTGGCGCATCTACTGCAAATGCATTGGCTGTATTCTCTGATACTTCGGGAAATATTAAAGCTGCTACTACAACAACAACGCTTGGTCAGGCGCTAGCTGTCACAGGTGCTATTACAGCGTCTGGAGCGATTACATCAACTGCTGGAAATATCACATCTGGCTCTTCGGGAGATGCAGGAACATTTATAGGTTTCCCAGCAACTGCCGCTAATGGTACCTTCATAATATCACCTGTTGACGCTGGTGGCGCATTCAATACAACTCTGAGCAACAGTGCTATGGGTCAATCTTCTGTGATATCAATTCCAGATCCAGGCGCATCTACTGCAAATATCCTATTAAGCACTGGGGCTGGTAATATTATTGCTAAGCAACAATTCTTAGGTATTGGGGATGTAATAACTTTTGGTACAGGTACTTGGACTACTACTCGTATTGCCCAAGGCAACTATGTATCAAGACATACGGCAGGGGATGAAACATCAATCATTGCTGTTGATATTACCCCCGCAATCGTTGTAGCAGCTTCCAAAGGGTTTAGATTGGATAGTTTTGACTATATCTACTCTATCGGCACCTTAGCAATGGATGCACATAGTGCAACGTTAGATAGAATTGCTTATGCAAATAACGTAGCAGTTTCTGTAACCTCAATTACTATTACTGCAACTCTTGCTACAGCAACCCAAGCAAATCCTTATGTAACCAACTGTACTGTGACAACACCTGCTTTTGACGTTACAGCAGATAGTAAATACGTGTTGGAAATTACGGCTAACAACTCTGCAACTTCAGCCTATGATTTCTACGGTGTTATGTTGAGATTCTCTCAAACTATTGCATAAGTTAAAACTTTTGAGGGGTTAAAAGCCCCTCATTATTAAAAGGAATTATTGATGCAAGGTGCTTACGGTGGATTGATTATAGTTATCCTATATGGCGGCGGAAGCATTGCGCCATTTGAAGAGTTTTACCTGATAACTCAAGACAACTTAGACATTATGACTCAAACATCACAAAGAATTTTAGTTAGCGAATAGAGCCAGGAAGGCTTAAGTAATACCAAGGAGGCCATCGGATGGCAGGCATAAAAATTACAGATTTACCGGCAGCGCCATCGGCACAGCTAACGGATGTGTTTCCAGTTGATCAATCTCCTGGTCCTATAACCTATAAAGAGTCGAATTCTCAACTGCTATCATTGTTTAAGACAAATGGTGAAGCACTTTCAGAAGTAAACGACACTAACGTTACTATGACATTAGCAGGCTCTCCTGCCAATGCATTGTTGAATGCTACATCCATGACGCTAGGCTGGACTGGACAGCTTGCCGTTCCACGTGGTGGAACAGGGGGTTCATCCTTTACAGCATATTCGGTTATTTGCGCTGGCACAACTGCCACAGGCGTATTCCAAAATGTAGTCGGCGTTGGAACTGCCGGACAACAGCTTACATCAAATGGCGCAGGAGCATTACCAACATGGCAAGCAAGTGGTGCTGTGACTCCTG